ATTGATTCGCTGGAATCATGCTACCACACCTAGAGCATTTTGTCTCCCACATCTTCATACTGTTCTCTCCAATCGGTTTGTTGCTTGATCTGGGAAATCTCTTGGGCGACTATCTAAAGCGTTATCGGTCCTAGGAGACCCCTCATTCGCCTTCATGGTATGTTGATAGTTTGCTCTTGGATATCTAATGCAAAATGGATCAGGCATCCAATAAGTTACCTGCCATTCTTGTTCTGGACATAACTCAAGATGCTTTTCTACACTATGAGAAAAACTACCAAGTTGAATGTGGCCATCATGACTGACACATCTACCGTTACCAACATCAACTAGGAATAGCATCTTGCTACTCATAGCACTTCTTTCTCTGGATTGAGGTTCTTTACAAATTGCACTGGATCCTTTTCAGACTTGTGAACCCAATGATAGCGCATCATCTCGTAAATGGGATCCCACATGGGGATACACACATAATCAGTCACGTTGCCTCCAGTCCTTAGGTTTATCTTGCTGAAACCAGTCTTTGATATCATCAGCACTATCGAATCCCGTTCTATGATTGGATGGGTCGGGATCTCCTAGTCCCATCCTATTCAGAAAATCGTCGGTACTTCCCTCTTCGATTTGTTGAGAAGATTGTCTTCGTGCTTTTTGCAGCCAATCTTTAGCAGTTGTATGACTCTTGGCAAGTTTCTCTGCCCAAATCATATCATCAAGTTTTACATCTTCACCATTGGCAATACATTTGCAAATGAATTCTAAGCGCAGTCGGTACTGTGTAGAAAGCATAAATCTAAGTCACATCCTGATTATTTAGACTATTCTACTGAAACCTTTTATCTTATCAAATTTAATTACGTTATCAAATTTATCGTAAAGGCCGTCTTTGTGAGAAATCACAAAGGTATTTGCACCCTTGATGACATATTTGATAATCTTTAAAAATTCTTCTGTACCAAATCCATCTAGAGAACTGTCAAAAACTTCATCCATGACAAGAAGATTAGTATTGACAGAATTTTTGGATCTGGCAATCTCTCTCCAGGTAAACAACAATGCGAGATCTATTCTCATTTTTTCACCTTCACTGAAGGATGCATATGAGAACTTATCGTGAATTGGGGATTGAATAGTCTCATTAAATTCTTCGTCAAGTTGAAAGTTGATGTAAAAATCCATCATCCTCAGGTAACGATTAACTTGTTGATTTATAAGAGGCAAATATTTTTTAATGATTTGTCTCTTGACCCCACCATCTTTGAGAAGTGAAAACGCAAAGTCGTAGTATTTTAGAGATTCTTTATGCTCAGAAAGATCAGTATAGAGTTTATCTAATTGAGTCTGAAATGAAATTAATTTCTCATGTTCAGAATTTCTATTCTCGAGCTGACTGGCAATAGTTTGAATTTCAGATTCAAGTTGTCGTACTTGCCGCTGAAACCCAGATATTGTTGAATTGTTTTTAGAAATCTCATGGTTGAGGTTTACAATCTCCCTACTAATAGTTTTAAATTGCTGCTCTCGTTGTTCTTCCTCTTTAATTGCACTCTCCAGTTCATTGAAACCAGATTGCAACTCTTGTGCTTTATTTTGAGCAGTACTAATTCTATTTAATCGAAACTCTTCTTCTATATCTTGGGTGCATGTAGGGCATACCGTATTTTCTGTGAAGAACTTATGCTCTTTGGTAATGGTAGACACTTTTTGAGAGATTTTACCTCTAAGATTTCCTAGTTTACGCAACTTTATAGAAGCACTAGAATATACTTCCATCTCTTTCTGAAGATCATTGACCTTAGTTTGAGTTTCAGAATTATTATTAATGGTATTATTTTCTTCCACAAGAAGATTTTGAATGCTATCTTCTTTCTGTTTAATATTTTGCTTACTACGATTTTCTAGCTCATCAATAAAATCTTGTTGCATCCTAATTTTTTCAAGAAAGGATTCTTTTTTTACATCAAGAATTTTTGTTTTCTCTCTATAGGTTTTAATATTTTCTTTGATTAGTGAATTCATTGCAGAGAAGATTCTAATATCTAGAATGTCTTCAATAACTTCTCTACGATGACCACCAGACAATTGCATAAAGGGAACAAACGTTGAGCTTCCCAGAATTACAACTTGAGTAAAAGATTTATGATTTAGTTTTAAAATATTCTCTTCTAATATTCTTTGATTTGATCTATCGTCTGCTTCTTTATGAAGAGCTACTCCATCGACTTCAATATCAAAGACGTTCGGTTTCATTCCTCTCCGAACAAAATATTTTTTATTTCCAACATTAAATTTAACCTCCACAAGACAATTCTTTTCATTGACTGTGTTGACTAATTGTGGTTTATTAATTTTGCGAAATGGTTTATTGAATAAGGAAAAGGATAATGCATCTAGCAAAGTTGATTTTCCAGATCCGTTGGAACCAATAATAATAGTATTACTGTTTTCAACAAAATTTATTTCAGTCCATTGATCACCTGTTGACAAAAAATTACGCCAACGAATACTCTCAAATAAAATCATACTATTTTAATGGTGGAACAACTAAATCATCGGGGGTGATAATTATATATTTTACTCCTTTCAATTCACAGGTTTTAACGGCAAGTTCAGGATTAACTTCTACTGCCTCTACTGAGCCAGTTTCATCATCCTGAGTTTCCAACATCATAGCATATCTTTCGGCATCATCTGCTTCTTCAAAGAAAAATAAAATTTTCTCACGCTTTCTATTATAGACTGCATAAGCACCCTCTTGCTTTTTCTTCCTATGAACAAGCATGTACATTAATCAACCTCACAAGCTGAAGTATAAACTTTTTCCAGAATTGATTTCACCTTTGAAGTATTTAAACTACATTCAGATTCATCAACATATCTATTCAAAATAGAGAGTGTGTTTTCAGACTCATCAGTTGTAAATTCATCACTTTGATAAAAACCATTAAAATCAAAGTTTTCAACAATCTTTAAATCATTCACTCCAGCTTGATAAAGTTTATCAATAAATCTTTCAAACTTAGATCCATTACTTTTTTTGTTAACTACAACCTTAACAATTTTATCTTTGTATGGTTCTGCGTTAAAGGTTTGATGTGGAGTATCTTCGTATGAAATAATATGAAATAATCTATGTGGATTATTTACTGGAGTATGCTCTAAAGTTTCGGTATCGAAAATGTGACATCCTCTAGTTTCTTCTACATCATGCCAATAAATTTCATATGGATTCCCAAGATAGTAGATATTGTCTTGGAAATTTCTATGATGATAATGTCCAGAGAAAACTTTTTCAAACTTCTTATAATTTGTTTTATCTTCACCGTGTTCACAAATATAAGTTTTATTTGCAAAAAATCCTCTCATCTCAAGATGGCCAAAAGCAACTTTTGATTTTGTCGAATTTATCATTCCGAGGGTTTCTTCACGATTTTCATCGTTAATCCATGGAATGAAGAACATATCTAGACCACCAATTTTAACTTCGGTAGGACTTCCATAAACAACAACGTTATCATACTCTCGCAATAGTAGGTCAACAGAATTAATGTCGTTAGTGTCTTTGTAATATGCTGTATGATTTCCGACAATTGTATGTACAGTGACGCCCATATCCCTGAGGATATTATAATAGTTCTCTTTAGCCCAGTTAAGAGACCAGAAATCAATCCCTTTACGAGTGTCAAAAGTATCACCCATATCGATAATAGTATCGATGCATTCTTTTTTGAGGGTTGGGAAGAAAACGGTGTCATAGAATTTTTTAAAATACTCATGAAGATTTTGGTTTCCCTTTCGTGCGCCAAAATGCTGATCCGTAATAACTGCAACTTTCAAAGTTTAACACCCATAGCAACGGAAGTAACATAACTGTAATCATCAAGTGTGCCTTCTTGCAGACACTTAAGATGCCATCTAGTCATCTTAATAACTCCTTCCTCAGTAGCACCAGTAATAAAATTAGCTCCAAAAGGATTTCTTAGTACACTGGTGTAAAGACCAAAACGAGTTGCTTTGACGTAAAAGATATCATCAATCCAGACTTGATCATCAGGAATATCTTTTTCAATTGTAGGATTAGGACCTAGACTAGTTGATAATGTAGATTTCATCGGTTCATTTTCGTCTGAATGTTTTCCTTAATTGTATTATAGTCTGAACTATCTCTAGAAAGCAAACTATTATCTACTGCCATTACCTCAGCAAATCCAGATTTTTCGATGATACGATTTTTAATTTCTAATTGTTTTTTCTCTTTACCAATTCTTCTCAGAAATGCAAAGTAAATAATCTGAGTAAAGTATGCGAATGGATTACTTGACTTTGCTGGATCAAAGTTAGTAACATATTCAATACAGTTCTCCAAACCATCAGAGATCATGTCTTCCTTAAACATGTAGTTGACAAAGTTTGGTTTATGCGATAAATGATCACCAATCTTTTTAAAACAAGTTCCTAGGTATTCATGAGTTTTTCTAAACTCTCTTGACTCCTTTAAAAGATCTGATTTTGTTTTACCTTCAGCCTCAGCATTTTTAAGGAAAGTTTTATATTTGTTTATCTCAAACAAAAACTCTTTATTATTTACATAATGTTCTGGTTTTTTCTTTACCATTTCTATGAGTGATGCTTGATAAGATTATATCATATATGACATGACTTGTCAAACTTGACAAAGGTCCCAAAATCATGTACAATCTGGCTTGTCCAGGATGAAAAGACATTAAAGCTCTTTAGTATTATCTTTAATATCTTTTTTGAATAAGTCTTCTAGAGATTTCTTAGTGTCACTGATTGTTCCTAAGAATCCCATCTTCTTACTTATATTCTTTTCTACATCAGATTTGTCAACTAAGTCTTCTTGATATTCTTCTTTTAATTCATTCTTTTGATCATTAAAATCTGTATATAAATTAATTAAATCTATATCATTAATTTCAGTCATTGTTATGACTTTAGATAATCGAATAAAAAATATATCTTCTTCAGTAGTTTTTAGCCAAGGTTCTAATTTTATTTGAGAAAATGCACCTTGAGTACTGTATTGTATTACTATTGGTTCTTGTAAAATAATCAAAGGATCTAAGGCATCAGTATCATCTACCATTATTAGAGATACAATTTCTTCACCAGAGACTAGTTTTAAGGTGCAATAGAATTCTCTTTCTAGATCTGAATTCATTGAGACAACGCGACGTTTATAACTTCATAATTAAATTTTTCTTCTTTATATATTTTTATTCTTTCTACTAAGTGATTAAGAGTATAGTTTCTTCTCTTGTTAAAAGTTATATCATCTGCAATATCAAAGAGAGTAGCTTTAGTTTTATTTTCACTTTTTCTAAGAACCCTTCCAATTGATTGAAGATTTCTTACTCTTGATTTTGAAGGTGATGCAAATATCACATTATGCAAATTTTTAATATTGATTCCAGTAGAGAATGTTCCATATGATGCAACAATAATTGCATCCGTTTCATCCTCAGTAATTCTGCGAATCTCTTCTCTATCTTCTGTTTCTACGCCGCCATAGACAAAGAAAACTTTTCTATTGCCTTTGACAGAATTATTTATCATATCAAATAATGGTTCACCATGAGTTTCTACTCGTGTAAACAACACCAAAGTATTTCCTTTCTGAACCAAAGTTAAGTTTTTAATAAATCTATTTCTTTGTGGACTTTCGCATAGATAACGAATTTCTTCTTGGTAGCTATCAAACAATCTTGGTTTGTGCTTGAGAGCAATAATTTTTACATCTAAATCAGATAAATGCTTTTCTTTGATAAGTTCCTTTGTTTTGATAGTTGAATAAGATGGACCGAAAAGACCTTCCAAAATCCATTTGTGAGTTTGACTACCATCAAGAGTTCCAGTAAATCCAAACCTATATTTGGCATCATACAATTTAGTCATAATGCTGACTAGGGACTTTGATTTAAATAGGTGGGCTTCATCTCCGACTACAACTTCAAATCTGTCAAAGTATTTCTTTTCAAGTTTGTAAATAGATTGCCAAGTAGTGATGATAACTTGGTTTTTAGTTTCTCTTTCTCTACCACCATAAATTTTATGGCAATAGGATCCAACGTCCCATCCATAGTCAGCAAAGTCCTTGTACATTTGTTCTACAAGAGATGTGGTTGGAACGATGATTAAAGTATCTTTTCCTTTTTCAACATAATATCTGACTACAGAATAAATCATCAGAGATTTACCAGATCCAGTAGGAGATACTATGAGTCTTCTATTGCACTTCAGAGCGTCGTAGACCGCTTGTATTTGATACTCTCTAGGTTTGTGTACAGATATGTGGGTCATGTAGTCTCTGACACCCTCATAGGAGATCATCTGATTTAAATCAATCGGATGGCCATAATATTTGTTTTCTTCAAATTTATATTTGTATCCGTGATCATCACAAAATCTCAATAACTTATCTAAGAGACCAATGTAAAGTTCTCCTGTTTGAATATTGAATAATCGTATTTTTCCATCCCACCATTTATTACGATATTGGGGCATGTACTTTGCTCCCTCAACATCGAAAGTAAATTGATCAGATAATTCGTGGCTAATATGTGGTTCTGTTTTTACTCTGAGATATACTTCATTCTTCTTTGAAATAATCAATTCAGACATATAATTAAGTTATCACTTAAAAATATTTAGTCCTCTGAATTGAACTGATCTTCTAAAATAAGTCTATAAAAATTATCTCTCATTGCAATTAAGTTCTCTTGTTCTTCAGGTTCTCCTCCTGACCATTTTTGAACTGCCTGTCGAAGGCCTTCATGGATGAGTCTAATTCCTCGAATATTTAATTCGATTTGATAATACTCTTCGTCCATTACATCCCTGCTTGAAATTTCATCCAGTCGATTGCATTTTTGATAGCATAATTTCTATTTGTCAAAGATTTAATAATTTCCTCAAGATATTTAAGCATCGTATCATAGTATCTAATTTTCAATTCAACCTGACTCACTCTGCTATCGGCAGTCATATATCTATTTAAGGCTTCTTTATCTCTTACTTTGTATGGAAAAGGCTCTTCCTCGTATACATCAGGATCTGCCTTTCCAGTATAATAGACATGTCTCTCCAGATAAACTCTATTATAAGTCTCCTTAGCCCTTTCTCTTAACAGTAATATTGTATTGTATACTTCATAATATTTGGCATGAAGTTGTGAAGTTTTTAGTGATTCGTTTGCTAGATCATCTTTGTCTATTACAGAATCACGAGTCCACATCTTCTGAATTTCATCAAGATTCATAAATTAGTTCCACTTAAATTGGTTACTTCGTAAAGAGTATACTTGAAAGTTACTTGAGCCGTAAAGAACTCTTCACTCTCCAGTTTAGTATTAAAATCCAATCCCGTCAAACTAACGGGGAATAGATCTTTGAACATCACTTTAAAGTTTGGTCTGAAACTGCTGTTTAAAACAATAAGAGTTCCATCAGAGAACTGTTGTCCAAGATCCTCAGTTCCATTGGGGTTTTTTGTAAAATCATCAAACTGTTTTGTTGACTTTGGAAATCCTATTCCAGTCATCCAATTATGGATTACCATATAATTTTCAAAATTCTCATCGACTAAGAATGATAATACAAAATCATCATACTGAAGTTGATCTCCAGGAACATCTATGTTCTTCAAGTATGATGGCTGAATTACTGTGTTGAGACTAATTTGTGGAATATTAACTGTCTGAGAAAAAAATGTTATCTTCGGACTCTTTCTAATAGAAAACTCAAACCCACCAGGAGTCAAAAAATTCCTATTTTGAATTTGTGATCTAAATGGTGAGACTGACATGGAACTTTTAATTGTATTTAGATAAAAAAAGGGACCTTTGAGGTCCCTGATCTTACTCTAAGTTTTAAAATAGAAGCTCCTTACAAATTTTTTTACAATGACTTTTGCCATCAACATCACATTCAATTAAACATTCATAATAGTCATTAATTTTTTGGTCCTCCGTTTCTATGTCAGTTACTGTTTGTTCAAGATGTCTCCACTCATCAAATTGAGCTCTAGATAGTAGACTGTGCATTTTTCAAACTCCGTTTAGACTTACATAATATATTTGAAATTTCAGAGCATAGTTTTCTTCCTAATGCTGTATTATATAGTCAGCATATGCTAACTTTACATAGTTTATGTAATGAAAATTATTGCCTACTAATTTATACCTAGGCATAAAAAAAGGACCCCGAAGGGTCCAAGTAGTTGTGTATCCTGATGGATCACATAAGGTTCTTCACAGAAACGCGACGGTAGTAGCGGTTGGTGGCAGACTTGACTGCACCGAATGCCTGATCGGTTCCTTCTGCGAATGGGTTAGCGACCATGCCGTAGCGGGTCTTAAAGCCAATCTTGGGTTGGAAGGTGTCCTGTCCAACTGCACGAACCATCTGAAGAGGAACGTATGGGCAGTAGAATAGACCAGCGTCATAAGGTGAAGTACCCTTATAACCAACAACGTAGTACTGAAGAGCACTGTTGTTTGAAGCATAAGGATCGATGTAGACCTTATACTTACCGTTGATAGTACCAGCAAAGGTGTTGCCGGTGTCGTCAACGTTAAGGTTAGCGTTGAGTGCTGGGGTGTAATCAAGTACACCAGCCATGGTTAGCGCAGAAGCAACATCAGCAGAAGTTAGGATGATGTTACCCTTTCCTCTACGAGTTCTTTGTGCAATCTGGTTAGCATCTCTTTCGATCTGGAAGAGGAGTCCTTTGAACTTCTCAACGGACCAACGACCGTTGCTGTCGATGTCTAGGTCGAACTGACCAGCGGTAGCGGTGTTAAGTTGAGCACCAGCTTCAGCAGTCTTGTAGATAGTTCTGATAACTTCTCTGTTGATTTCCGCAAGGATTTCAGTTGAGAGAATGTTAGCAAGTTCTGCTTCAGCGTTAAGACCGTGGATTGCCTTAAGGTCTTGTGCAAGTTCCAAGGAGTACTCAGCCTTGAGTGCTCTGGACTTAGCGGTTACGGTGACTTTCTCGATTGAGAATGCCATCTGGTTGAAGTCAGTTCCACTCTCGCCTAGGGCTTCAGAGTTGGTGACTGACATGCCTTGACCGACTCCGTATGTTGCAGGAGCAGCATTAGGATCAAGTACACCAGGATTTGAACCACGCTGTAGCGTAGTACCGAAACCGACGCTTCCGCCGCTGTCAGAACCACCAGTGTAGTCGCCCTGAGTTGCAGAGTAACCAGAGTTCTGTGCAGAGAATGCGGAATCGGGCTCGTTGAATAGAGCTTCGGTTCCAGTCATGTTCTCGTAGCGAGAACGCATTGCGAAGATAAGTCCAGTAGGACCGTTCATTGGTTGTACGCCAGCAAGGTCATAAGCGACCAAGTTGGGCATGGAGCGACGGATCAAGGAGATCAGTACGGGATCGAAACCACCAGTGGGTGAACCACTGTCAGTACCACCAGAACCACGGTAGTATGCACCACCACCTGTGGAGAATGAGTTGGTGGGAGTAGCTTCTTGAAGGTCATAACCCTCAGAGAAAGCACGCTCTTCGTTTAGGAAACGCTCTTGGTTCTCAAGTAGTTGGGCTGTTACAGCTCTACGGTGGTTGTCCTTAATAGGATCACTACCTTCGTAGTCTAGGAGAGGTGCCCACTTCTCCATTAATTGGGGATTGTTATACATTTTGGGAGTTTTTTGTTTAAGGTTTTACAATAAATGATCTATGTTAACGATCACTTAATTCTGGAGAGAGTTTCTAAGTAGCGAGACATTGAACCAGAAAAATCTGGACCACTGCCTACACCCTCAGAAAGAGTTTCTGTGGTATCGGTTACGACAGATTCTGACGGAAAATATGACTCTCTTAGAGTCGTTAACTTATCACGGTAAGATTCTTCACCCTCAAACTCAACACCTTCTGCTAGAGAAGCGAGTTTCTCCTTCTGAGTTAGAGCAAGACCTTCAGAAACTGTTGCGAAGATTCCTTCAGCAGTAGATTCTCCAAGTCTGCGATTCAGATGGATATTTCTCTCAATTTGCTCGTTGAGCTTGGTCTCCATGTCATCAAGTTTTTCTACCATATTCTCAACAACATCATATTTATCTTCAGGGATTGATACATAATGATCTTCAAAAAGACCCTTCATTCCTTCAAGGAATGATTCGGTCATCTCAGTCTTCAAACCATGCTCGATTTGAAGTGCATTTTCTTCGATCCACTCTTGAGAAACATACTCAAGGTAGGAATCGACTCTCTCAACTAGTTCAGCTTTCACGCCTTCTAGTTGTTCTGCAAGAGCTGCTTCTGCTTCCTCTGCAATTTGTGCTTTGACTTGCTCAACACGCATGTGAAGGGCAGCTTCAAAAACAGTTTTTGCTTTTTCTTGGAACTCTTCGGAGAGTTCTTCACCAGCAAATAGAGCGGCAACATCTTCTTCGACGTTGACTTCTTCGATGGTGTTCTCCACTGCTTCGACTTCTTCTTTCTTAGTTGCGCCCTGACCTTGTGGTGCAGGAGCTTGATTGATAGAAGCAGCAGGGTCTTTTAGTTTGGCTGAATCATCGTCGGGACGATAGTTCTCGGGGGTAGGACCACCGAGATCTTGAATTGTAGCGCCACCAGCAACCATTGGTTCGGGGGCAGCTGCGCCTTTGCTCACGACGTTATCCATTTCTTGTAAATTAGCGGACATTTGGACTCTCCGAAAGTAAATCTATATTGGTAAGTTGACTATACTTATTTATAAATTATAAACCTGATAGAAAATTTTGGAATAAGTTAATCTTATTTTCTTCCAATTTTCTCTGATCAACTAAAGTATTGATTTTTTTGTATGTTCTTTCTGCAAGTTTTTCGCGGAGAATTCCACCGTCCCAAACCCAATCTTTACCTTCCATGATACCGTCAACAAAGGCATCAGGTGCGGAAGGATCTGCTACAATATCAGCAGCAGTTGCTAGAGCAAAGTCATCATTAACTAAACTATATCCTTCTTTAGTAGGAGAAAGGGTTCCAATTCCTCTAGAAGAAACACCAAGCTTGACACCATCATTTAGAAGAGATTCGGCAATTTTACCCATTGGGGTAGAAAGAATTTTTGCCTTACCAATAAAATTATTTCCTTCTCTTTGAAGAGAAACAATCTTATGGGAAACTCGATCAAGATTAATAGAAGGGCCATCAGGGTGTCCCAATTCTCCAAGAGCTCTGCCTTTAGATACAAAGTTTTCGTTGTATCGTCCTACTTCTCTTTCTAGGAGAGAGCAGTCATACATCCTCTTGTTTCTATTGGGCATATTACCCTGAAGGAAAACTCCTTCAATATACAGATTCTTTTTACCGTTGCGTTGCTCAACGATAATTTCAACCTGTTCGATCTCTTCTCTGATAAGTTTCATTTGTTTATGCGGTGAATCCTACTTTAGTTCCTTTTACATCAGCAGATCCAGCTAGGATTAAATCCTTATGCTTTTTCTCGACATATTCTACAGTTCCAGTTGGCATAGTCATAGAACCAATACCTTGAAAATTTTCATCAAGAATGGTAACTAACTGAGCAGCTGCATTACTGTTGTAAAGGCGAACAACAGTTGCTGAACTGAAACTCGATGCTGCACCAACACTAGTTGGGCAATTTGTTTGTGGTCCTAAGACAAGAGATCTTGCCATTATTCTTCTCCAGTTTCTGTTGTTGCGTCAAACTCAACTTCTTCTTCGCCTTTACCAAACAATGATGCTGCGGCTAAAGGACGGAGAGCATCAATTTTCTCTGCGGATTTGCCGTAAAGAGCATCTTTAATCTCATCACTAACTTGTGACGCGCTTGCACCACTAGCGATTAAATCGACAATATTGTCCATGAATTATAAAATAAGAACTTAAATCTATTTATATCTCAGCAGCTCGACCATCAGCCTCAGTGTATCCACCGTCGGCTTCATCATCCATAGGAACCTCACCTACCCCACCAGTGGCGTCTTGTGGAATTGGATTTCCCATTTCATCTACAGGTGCATTTGGATCAGGCAAAATTCCACTAAGAATTTCTTTTTCAATTTGTTGATCAATTTCAATAATTTCTTCATCGGTTTGATGGAGAACTTTTCTACGAAGATATTCAACAGAATAGTATTTTCCAAGATATGGTTCTGCTAGTTGAGCGGCACTCAATCTACCTTCCAATAATTCTTTTTCTTTAAGTTCTGCAAAATGATTATCGTAGATAAAATCAAATTGAATATGCTCTTCAAGTGTCACCCAATCTTTAGGGGTGCAGATATTCTTCAAAAGACATTGAGTCTTCAGCATATCAATAAACATATTACTGAAACGCTTTCTTAGACGGCCAACAAACTTGGAGAATTTCAGTTCATCTCTCAAAATTTCACTAGATCGACCAAGATTAAATCCACCCTCAGCACCAATTCTGGATTCAGGTACACTTAATGATCTGTATAGTTTCTTTTGGAAATAAGCAACATCACTGAGTTCTCCAAGATTTTGGCCACCAGGAAGTGTGGTAATTTCTGTACCACGACCACCCTCACGTCTAGGAAGCCAGAAATCTTCAAGCATACTCATATGCTTACGATCATCACGAACTTCTCCAGTCGATGCATCATAAACCAACTTATTACGATAACGGTTCATCACATCTTTTAGATATTGTTCCGCTTTTATTTTGGGAAGATTGCCAACATCAATGTAGAAAATTCTACGCTCTGGAGCTCTAGATAATCTATAGATCACCAAAGAATCTTCAATCATTCTAAGTTGATTGAGTGACTTGATTGCTTTGTGTAGATATGAAAGAACTACACCCTTATTTCTATCTACAAGACCAGACGTACAATATGTGATTGAATCTTTAGAAAATTTAATTCCCTTTGTTCCAGCATATCTATCACCCATTCCACCAGCATAAGTTGGTCTTGGCATATACATGAAGTATTCTTCAATTTCAGGAAACTGAACTACTTCCTTTTGTTGAGCTCCATTTGGTTGTCTGAAGATAGCATTACCATTATTTTGATCTTGCTTAGATTTTTTCTCTTCACGAACATACCTCATTTTAAGAGGATCAATATATCTTAGTTCTTGAATACCTTCTTCAGGTTTTTTGATATCGATTACTTTGTGATAGTAAACTCTTCCATCAACATACCAATTTCTGAAAATTTCATGTGATTTAGCATCAAAGTTCATCAAGTCTTTGATTACTTTAAATTCTTCCCTAATTTTTTTCTTGATACCATCACTAGCTGGAAGGTTTTCAAGATTGATAGTTACAGGAGTATCATTAAGATCACTGACAATAGCTTCATTCACAACATCTTCAATCGCTGTGTCTGCTTCTGGATGAAGCGCCATCTCACGATATCTTTTTACTAATTCAAATTCTGACTTATATACACCTTCTAAATCTAAGTATTGGCCATAAAAGTTACTAGCAATATAATGATCAACCCCATCCTCGTTATTAACGGGGACAGGGGACACTACACTTTTAGATTTTTTTTCGTTATCTTCAATAGAGAATCCAAAAAGTCTCGCCATTTTATAAAATTTGCTGTCTTACTAAGATTATTTAGCGATCTTAGTTGATGTCTCCAGCACCACCACCTGCATTATCTGCAGCTGCTGTCCAGAATAGAACTTGTAGTTCGACAGTAAATTCTTCTAGAGAATCAGATGAATCATATGATAGATCGATCTGAGAAATGTTTGTTGGGAAAACATCATGGAATTTGTACTTTCTAAGTACACTTCCATCTCTATCTAGTTGATATACGAAAGCGTCAGCTTGGTAATCAGCAGGATTGACTGCACCAGTCGCGTCAGTGACACGATTGATAGAATTCATCCATCTTTCAAATGCTCCTCTGATTCCGAAATCGGTATCATTGAGAACAGTGATTGTCCAAGTATCAAAGGTTCTGTCTCCAGCAACCTTAAGTAGACGACCACGGAAAGCAACATCAATAGGAGCAATGTTTGATGCAGGCAGCGCAGCTGCCTTTACCATAAATCTTGCTTCATTGACGACATTGTTGCTAACACTCAAATTTCCAGGAAATGCGAGTACAACTTCAAATAAATTGGGTCGGGCCCCGCCGCCCTGCAATTTATTCTTGAAATCGGAAATAGTCCTTAAAGCGGGAGGATTTTGTTGATTTTTTGATGCCATTTTGGTTTAGACCTCTAATTAAACGTTTCCGATGACTTCATCAAATGACACACCAGTTCGTGTTGCCACGAAGGTGAGTCCAACGAAGTTGATTGAGCGTGCTGGTTTGACGAATACATCAGCAACGAATTCATTACGATCAATTACAGCAGGAGTGTTGTTGCTTTCGTCACATACAACAACAAAATCTTGAACTCCACGATTAGACTGAACTTCTCTTAGGAAAGGCTCAACAGAGTTAACAAAGTTAGTTCTGGTAATCTCATCGTTGAATTCAAAGAGTTGATCTCTTGCTACAGCGGCGATTGCTTTTTCTAGGAAGATGAACAATCTACGAACGTTGATTCTATCGAAAGCAGAAGCTTTCGCGAATCCAGTTTTATCACCGAATAGAACAATGCCAGAACCAGGAATAAAGGTTACAGGGTTGATTCTATTACTGTAGAGACGATCTCTCTGGGACTTACCTGGGTTGTAAGGAAGTTTGACAGCGTTTAGGATAGCTCCTCTATCTGTTCCTGCGGGTGAGAACCAAGGGAAATCATTGATATCAGTTCTTGCACAAGTTCCAGCAGTATCTCCATTTAGTGGGACATAGCGGAACTTATCAGAGAACCTATCATACATGTACTTATAACCACTATCAAAGACTGCGAATGAAGATGAAGTGAGTGGTGTGAAGTGACCAATTACATTATTGGTAATTGTTTCAATAGGTCTTACAACTGCTTCAGTATCACTATCATTGAAGATAGCAGCTCTATGTGGTGATAGGAATGCAACAGCATCCTTTCTCTTCTCTGCAACTTCGATTACTTTTAGACCAATTGCCTGAGTTTCTTCTTTAGTGTAGTTTCCAGATCCTTGAAGGATGAAATCTACAGTGTACTCATCAGGGTTGTTTAGGATTTCATATCCAGCAGAAATCTCTGAAATATCTGCTGCAAGTGAAGTTGTGGTTGATAGACCAGTTGCTCCATTATAGTTTAGACCGCCTGCCAAAGTAGCAGTGGTGTTACCAAATCCTGCGAAAGAAATTCCAGCAGCTTCTTGATCCCATGCAATATTTGTTACTGCAGTGAATCCATTTCCAGTTGCAACTTTAAAGTCACTTGCTACAGTTCCTGCAGGTTGTCCACCAGCGAAGAAGTAACCAGAACCACTAGCAACATATGATCTGTAGTAAGCTGATGATCCATTTTCAAACTGGGCATCACTTGCTTTAGACAAGTTTAGATGCTTCTCAAGAATAGTTCCAGGATTACCTGTTTGTGATCCATCATCATCGATGACAACTAGATGAACTTCATCAAATCTACTATTTCTATTTCCAGCATACTCTGAAGTTCCTGGGCGATCAGAAAGTTGATTCCAGAAAAGTTCTCCACCAGTATAATTAATTTTTTGTTGATCGAACCAATCAGCCGCTGAGTTAGTTCTGATAGAACGTGCGAATGTTACTCCACTACCAACAGGAAGAACTCCACTAGCAGGGCCAGCAACAGATGTGCTGAATCCAGCGAAAGAACTAATTGTTACAGCAGTTGTTCCAACTCCAGTAACTGTTAGGCCATATCCAAGGTGAGGAACGGAAAGAAGATCACTTACAACAACATCAGATGTTGCACCAACAGGAATAGAAGTAACTCCAGTGGAAAGACCGACTGATGCGAGAGTTGTTGATAGTTCGTTACCACCAGTTACACTATCACCAGAAGAGTCGATGATTCTAATATCACCAGTGAATCTATAAATTCCATTCTCTTGATAATCAACTTGAGTTGTTACTCCAGCAGCACTTTCATGTTGAACAAATTTGACATCAATAAAGTCTGCGCCAACTTTAGTTACAATTCCTTTAAATGCACCGTCTAGTGTAGAGGTTGCTCCAATACCAGGAATAACGGTTCCTTCGGGAACAACTTGACTTACACCCATACCAACTGTAATACCAGTTAGTGCGAGTCCAGTAAGTCTTTGGTCAGCTGCTGAGTCAATGATTGCAACTTTTAAACCGTTACCCCATGATCCAGGGTTTCTGGAGACAAAAGTGACGTTACTAATAACGTTATCTTCGTAACCTAAATCATTATAATGCTCTAAACTTTTAATTTTTGGTGCAGTTCCAGATCCGTAGAATGCGTTCGTCATTTCAGAATCATCTACTCTGATGACTCTTAGTGATCCGCCATATGCGAGGAACGAAGATGCGACCATCCAGTTCTCATAATGCCTGTCAGCATCGTATGATTTGCCAAAGTTAGCTAGCAAATCGGATTCATTCTGGATTAGAGTTGGAACTTCTACTGGTCCTTGTGCAAAAGGAGCTGCAAGAGCAGCAACTTTATCAGATACGGGATCTACTCTTCCTAAAGTAAGATCTACCTCTCTTACAACAATACCAGGAGATGCTAAATTTAGCGCCATTGATGTCTCCTTTTGGTGTCCGATATTAATCTAAAGTTATTTATTAAAAAGTACCTCTATCATGGGGAAACAATGCATGAACCTATTACCAGTCTGGATAGTCGTTTTTGAAGGAAGTATCAATTTTTCTTGAATTCATGACACGTTTAATTGTGCATTCTTTACACTCATATGAATATGCTGATGGAAAAGATCCTCTATCCTTTCTAGTAAGATAAAAATCAGTCAATAAATTTTTTGTTTGGTAACAAGATCTACATTGTCTTTCATTGAAAAGAAGATGTTCTAACTCAAATGAGTCTTCAATATCCATTACCTATAATCCCACATATAAGATCTGTCACCGTATTCATCAGCGAACCATCTATCTCCATCATTATCAACTTCACTTACAGTATCTAAACCATCAGCGATAAAACCAAACGGAGCCATATCTTGATCGATTTGATTTTTTTGATCTTCATAAATTCTTTTACGAACATCATTATCAGTCATTTCTTTGAAATAATCTTGTGCAACTAACCATGAGAATATAACTAGACACATTGCTAGATCATCATTACATCCCTCTTCAGCCTCAAATGATTGTCTCTTTTGAACAAATGTAGTTAGTTCGGAAATAATATCATAATCATTTGTTAAAAGTTTATCATCTTCTAATAAAGTTTTTAAATTAGAACATCCTAATTTTTTTACTGCTGATGTCATTCTGACACCCAATTGAGATTTTTTACCAGAAAATCCAGATCCAACTACTTGCCCTGCTCTACCTCTCATAGAACACATTAGCAAATTTTCATATTCAAGATCAAAATAAAGAATAGATGCAACTTGATCACCAATATCGTTGACTTCAACTAAAACATATGATTGATTATATCCGTCTGCAACTTGTTTGATGATACTTGGAAATACCATCGGTTTTATTTCATTATTTCTATATTTTGCAACTATCCTATATGGAAATTGTGTTATGTCATATACAATGAAAGCTGAATAGTCACGTTCTACTCCTCTAGCAACGTCAACCGTCATCATATAATTATGATCCTTTATAGGATCTTGGTAAATATCTAATCCTTTATTTCTTTTTATTGGATCATCATATACCAAATTTCTTAGTTTAGTTACGTCAATAAGAGTATCAACGGATCCTAGAAACTCACACTCAAACTCGACCTTGAACTGTGCTTCTGATGTGTTTGAAATAGTTTGAGCTTTCCACTTAGCGTTCCTTCCAGGAACTTCAGACCAGTGTACTGCAGTTGGTATATATTCATTTTTATTTCTTTCTGCATCATGCCACATTCGGTAGAAGTGATTCATACCATGTGGTGTTGAAACAATAATTACCTTGGTGTTTTTACCAGACGAGATAGTAGGATAAACAGAGGCAAAGAATTGGTCAGCAATATGATTTGGGATGAAAGCGAACTCGTCAAGAAAGATGATATTATAGGACCCGCCACGGACAGCAGATGCAGATGTAGATGCGGCGATAATTTTAGATCCATTCTCCAACTCCAATGATTGTTTGTTCCAAGAAACAATACCCTGTTGCATCCACTTGGGTAAATTTTCATATGCAAGTTGCAATCTTCCAAGAAGATCTTTCGCAGTAGCTGCTTTGTTTGCTAAGATAGCAATATTTACATTGTCATTAAAGACGGCATAATGAAGTAGATAAGATACGCATGTTGTAGACTTACCAGTCTGACGTGGCATCTTACAGATGTTAAATCTATTCTTATGAAAGTTTTTTACAAGTTTCTCTTGGAACTTGTACATCTTAAATGGTACAAGACCCTCGTCTAGAGAAACAATTTTGATATAATTTCTAGCAAAATATACAGGATCTTTTTTACACTTCAAGAATTCACGAATATCATCTTCAGAAAATTGAATCTTTGTATTCGCTTTTTTTAGATTGGGATTACCAAGATAAATGCTTTCACTCATAATTAAAAAAAATTAGCCTTGATATACTACCGATGTTGCGTATACATCTGATGCAGAAGAATAGATCAAATCCGTCCTACTTTTATGTATGATAATTGGGTCATTACTAGACATATGCATACTTCCATATGTGACACCAGCACCTGTTCTTACTTCAACCATACGATCCGATGAATGACTGTGCTGGATCATTGCATATTCTGCACCAACACTACCGTATGTAGCTGATGCTGGAACTGTACTTCCAGAACCAGCATTTACTTGTACAGATTCTCCTAAAAGTTTTACTACTAACATATCAGCAATTCCAAGCTCTTAGTGATTTTGATAGACGATCATCGCCTGTGTTATTAGAAGGTTTTTGTCTCTTACGCATTCCTTTCATCCTTGCACAGAATGATGCTCTTCTCTTGTTACCAACTTTTTTGGAAGGTGCTTTCAGATCAGAACCAGGATTCTCTTTTTCGTAAGACTTACGTCCCTTCTCATTGAGTCCACCTTCTTTGTTCTTACCAGACTTCTTAGTCCAAGCGGCACCTTCTGCCATGAAATTTCCAAAACTCTTGACACCTTCTACAGTTATAAGCGGTTCATTTTCAATACGATCTCTTTCAAAGAAATTTGCTAATATAGCATCAGGATAAATTTTTCTGAGTTGAATTAATACATCTTCCCTAGAAGGTCTTGTTGATGTTGGGAAGAAAAATTGAAGTGACTTATGCTGGCCTCTAAAACTAAAGAAGATTGTATAAGTTCTTCCCGTTTTTTGAATTCTTTCATATTTTTCTCCAACATACTCTTCATTTGATGGAGTGACAGAAGCAATATCAAATGTATTTGATCCGAGAGAAGTAGGACTTGAATTCATATCCCAGTTTTTTGGCCCATATGCACACTCTTCTCTAGTCTCATTCTTTTGGCACTGAGGGCAATAACGAACATTTCCCATACCCTCTACATGTAGACTGAGATTGTCACTGAGATTTACTTCTTCTTTCTTAGTTTTCTTAACACAGTTTGGATATCTCTTTCCAAACATAGTCTTCATACCTTTTTTCTCATAACCTTTCCAACATGCTTCGCCAATCTCCACTTCTTCTTTTGTGCTATTACCCCAGTTAGCAGCACCAGCCTTACGACACTTTACTAAAGCACCAGAAGCATACGCAGAGGGCCATACAGAATAACGAGACTTGACCTTATTGTAACAAGCGTCTTTTGTTCCGCTACCTTTAGTTTTTTTGTCTTTTGCTTCTGAGACTGATAATAGGTTTTCTTCCTTCATTTTCTTTTTGTCAGTAGAAACGTAAGTTGGTTTTGCTGCACCAGATTTTTGTTGTTGGCCAGGATCTGCTGCTTTTTTTCTTCTTTGAGCAGAAAGTCTTTCTGCTTTACTCATACTTGATCTTTTTGCTGAAGAAACACACTTAGGAGTTCCTTCTCCAGGTTTATCACTTGCACAGGTTCCACCTGTTACAACATTAACCCATCCACTTTTACCACCTTTTGATTTAGATTTACCAAACCAATCACGTAGCCCTTCTTCAGATATTCCCCCGCCACCATTACCATTTCCACCATTGCCATTACTACTTTCACCATTACCATTACCATTCTTTTTATTTTCGGAATCATCACCTTCTTCATCTTTTGAAAGATATCCACGAGAACCAATATGGTATCCCATAGGAATCTTCTTACATTTTTTATCTGTAAAACAGTAGTAATAACCAATTTTACATTTCTTAGATTCCGTCATTGTTGGCTTTTAAGAAATTTAGCTAGTTCTGCAGTAGACCCTACAAATAATGAATTATTCGTAATGGATTTTGGACCAGAGTCCTCATCTTTATTTAGTTCCTTCATTTTTTTCTGCAAATCTATAAGTTTATCAGTTGTATCTGCAACACTTTTTATAATCTGTCCAGCAACTTCATATGCTCTAGGAGAATCTGACTCCTGAGCTAATTCCATAATTCCATTTAAACTTTCTTGACCCTTTTCAATTAAAGAATAAAGATTTCCTCTTGTATATTCATAGTCTTTCTTAGACTGTTCAATTCTTTCATCAGAAACAACTGGAATAATTTCAGATTCCTTGGGAGTGATATCTATAATATCAGTTTCAGTATTCAGAGAATCGCTAATTTTATCGAATGATTTTGACATGACATTAATTATGAATCAGTTCCTGAGGCTGGATTAAATGACTTACTATCACTAAACATTTCTAACGTTTCACTGAATCCAAAGTCGTCTCCAGGATTAGCATCAATAGGATCAGGAACAGCGGTATATCTCATTTCACGTTTAGCCGTATCTGCATCAGTTTGAGTATGATAATCAACTTGAACCTTACGAATTAGTCCATCAGTGCTTTCTGCTATAGGACCGAATAGATATGTATTAGCAGTAAACGTCAAATTATAAATTAAGGCTCTTCTTGTTTGGAAATTTCCTTCGTATTCATCAGTCATATTGATATTATTTAATGTAATTGCAATATCTCTTTTCTCTCCTATTGAATTCACCAAATCAACACTAACTTTAAAAGATGGTTGGAAGTATGGTAAAATTTGCTCTACTATCTGTAGAGCGTCTTCATTTAACTTTGAATATATTGATAACTGAAATTCTACGTTATAAGGAACAGGAAGAAATACCTTCTTCATGTTTTCACCATCTACAGCTTTGAAAGTTTTAGTTACATTTGACTTTCTAGATGCATCATATGTAATTCCCAACATTTCAAATGACATTCTTGGCAATGTTATCGCAACTGGCTTATCGAGTTGTGCCTGTTGTTCTAATCTTGCAAGAAATTTTTGTTGAGGTGCATATGCTAAAGGAACTTTTATATCACTAATTGTTCCAGAGTCATCACTCGTATGTCTTATGTGAATATCATTAAAAATAGTACCAAAGGCAACGATTGTCTTTCGTAATATTTCGTGATAGTAATAAGTTCCTAACATTAGTATGTACCGAAGGGATTCGATTCTGTGAAGTCTAAGATATCATCAGCTAAGTCTTCAATCTCTTCATTTTGAGCGAATTCTATTTGAATTCCAGGATCTGATTTAAAGGCGGAGACTGTATGCGTGGCGTTAGATGTAGCGCCTACAATATTTTCTCCAGCTGTGAACGTACCACTATTTATGTACACGTCTAGGGTCTTGGCATCTTTATCGTATTTCTTGACTCTTGCTGTAGTGCCAGATAGACTTCCAGTAACAGTTTCATTACTAACAAAGACTCCAGTTCCAATTGATGGTGCTGTAGAAATACCTACGGTTGGTGCCACAGTATAACCAAATCCAGCATTTCTAATTCTCATTTCAGTAACAGTTCCACCAGTTCCAATTGTAGAAATTACTTCTGCAGAAGAACCAATTGAAGTGTTTGCTGAACCAGCCAAAGTTACTATAGGAGCATTCAAATAAAGTGATCCAGGATTTGTAATGGTGAGTGTTTGAACAGATCCATCACCAAGAATTGCTGTTGCAGCTGCTCCAATACCACCGCCACCACTAAACGTTATGGTTGGTGCTACTGTATATCCAGCACCAGCATTTGTGATGAGAACTTCAAAAATAGAGTTGGATGTAGTAATAGCAACAGCAGTTGCATCTGTTCCACCTACAGGTGCAGTTGAAATTGCGACCGTTGGAGCTGATGTATAGTTATATCCATCATTATTAAGTTCAACTTTTCTAACTGATCCAGTCAGAGCAATGCCAGCAGTTGCAGTAGCATTTACACCATCTCCTGTAAGATTTATTGTAGTAATATATCCTTCATCAATAACTGCGTTATCAATCTCAGTAACTCCAGTATCAATAATCTCATCTTCAAGTCTAAGAAGTTCACACTGTAATTGATAAACGTAATTTTCACCTAATTGATAGAATGGTTTTTCATGCTCAACATTTTTAATTTCATATAGTCTTTCACCAAGTGGGAAATATATTACATCACCTTCTCTAGGTCTGCTATCTAGTATGATTTCACTGGCATCTTGTTCTTTTAAGTCTTTTAAAAACTCTACAATGTAAGTATCAAATTTTTCTCTTGAAATAGTCAAAGAAATTTCATTTCTAAGTTCTATTCCAAACTTGGTCATAATATCATTATTACCACCATATCCCTCAAAATTATCAAGATATGCTTCGATGATAAAATTATCATCTAACTTGGACATCGTTACTTCTCTTGAGAGAGTTTCGGTGCCAATTATTTTTCTTGGGATATAATATACATCTATCCCATAGATCTTTAATTGCTCATTGATTAGATCTTGAAGCAAATATTGCTCTTGCTTTGATCCTTGTAGAAAATAGGGATTTCTTGCCATTATCCTATCATGTCCATGGGAGGTAGTTCATAATAACTAGCCATCTTATCTTCTATTTCTCTTATTTCTGAATTTCCATCTTCATAATATTGTCTACCGTTAAGTTCAACACCTCCAGGTAGTTTGGTTCCACTAAATTTCATCATGTTAGCACCCCACTGCCTTTTGATTAAAGCAGTTACATATCTTTTTACCCAAGTATCATTATATATTTTATTAAAATCTGATGGGTTTAAAGCACGAATACATTCAATGACGAGGTAATCGCCAGCTGACTGAGCACCCCAGTCAATATCTAGATACAATCTTCCTGATCTCTTTGAAAATCTAATTTGCTTATCTGTAGTCAATAAGAAATCAATATCTTCAAGATATCTCTTTGTCATTGTATAATTTAGAAGATCCACACTACTGAAGTAGTATAGATCGTTTAAAAATAATTGATATTTAATACTAAACATGCCACCAGAAATAGAACTGGTGTCAAATTTGAAAATTTTATTGATTCCTAAAACAGACTCTGGTACTTTAATATAATTGTTGTTCTCTTCATAAGAAAATTCTGTTGTTAATCCAACAGATTCTGATACTGTTGTGGTTGTAATTCCAGTGCTTGCAGAATTACCTGGGCCCTTTCCCCTATCAATATCATCTTGTGTAATTTTATATTTCAAAAATGTCTTTTCAGATCCATCGTAATGACGTTCTTGAAAATATTGAATAGTGTCATCAACCAAATCATCTATCTGATCATCATCCACGTTGATTTCTAAAACTGGCGCACCAAGTTTTCGTAGAGAGTAATCTATTAATTCTTGTCTTGTAGATGGTGATGCCATTTTACTCCAAACTAATTATTCAGTAAAATTTTTACAGATTTGCTGGTATCATCAAGAGATGAAACTGATTTATCAGTCCTATTATTTAATAAAACTGTAGTTACAGTAGAGCTATTCTCAGTTGTGACTGTAGTTATTCCAGCCATTATCGGGTAATTCCAGGATTAACAATCGCGGAACCTTGAACAACTCTGAGTGTTGTAGAAATACCACTCACAGTGTCTATCCCACTATTAATTACAACATCATAAACATATCTACCACTTTTTATGGCAGATGTTTCCGTTGCACCTAAAGAAATACGAACATTTCCACCACTATCACTTGTCACCGTTGAAGTGAAAGTGTGTTTTGAAGATGACGTTGGAGTCTTTCTTAATTGAGCACTAACAGCATATCCAACCAAACTCTTGGGTGAGTTTGTTGACGCATCTTCAATGGTGAAATTTTTAGTAAAATCAGCACCTTGATTGATAATCAAGTTGTGTGAATATACTGCCATCTTACAAGTTCATCAGGGCTCTTCACTATTTATTATTATTCTCAAGGAGAGTCTTCAATATCCCCTTGATTTCAGAGAGTTCATCTTTAAGTTGACTAATCTCTTCATTTTTTCTTTCTTTTTTCTTTTTTAATTTCATGTAGTTTTCATAAGCTTGATCATCTATATTGATCACACTCCCAGTTTCTAAGTTTTTATACAAACTGGGATCTTGATCTACTTTAATATATTCAGACATTTTATGCTAATGCAATGGTTCTAAGGTCATTCATTCTAGGAGCGAGACACTCATTTGTTCCACTAAACACAATCTTTATCTGATATGCAGTAAATGGTGGTAATTCATCAATACTGAATTGATACTCCCTCATTTCATCAACTGTTACAGAAATAACTTTCTGATCTGGTTTACCAGAATTTTTAGATGGATCTATGACTTGATCGCCAAAATTATCACCATCAGTATCAGTTAAGTTATCAAATCCAGGGAACAGAACAAATGATGGATTTGTGTTTCCACTATCAATTGGGAATATTCTGAAGAGTGCTCTGATGTCTGCAGATGGATCAACAAAAGCTGACGTGAACAACTTAAGTGAAGTTGCAGGGTTTTTCAGATCAATTCTATCAGAAACGTAGATTGCAGCATGAGGATCATCTTGTATGGAATTTACTCTAGAATCGGTAGTATAATCATTAATTGGATTATCAACTCTAGATCTATCAAAGTCAATAGAGCAGTTATTGAGATAGATGAATGGTGAATAATTACTATCTGTACTCTGCAAATCAACTTCACATGTAAATGATTTGTTTCTTGGTAGACTTGTTACATTTTCTTCTTCATTTACTTTTGAACAAACCATTTGAGGTTGGCCAAACAATAAAGTTGCATTTGGTTCAGTTGACAAGAATCCTTGATCTACGAAAGATGCTTCATTACCACCAGCACTAGTTCCAGAAATTGTTCTCACGCGAGTTTGAATTCTGGTCTTCTTAGGAGTAACAATGTCAAGTCTGCAGTTTAATCTATCAAACTGAATGTTACCAGAAGCAAATACTTTATCACCACCAGCAATAAATTCACTTGCAAAATTCAACATGTTTGGACCTTCTCTTCTATTGCCCCTATCAATTTCAATATAGTAGGTATCAATAGTTTTATTTGCTTGGAAAACTACTGCAGAAGGAATGTCATGAACTTTGTTAATTTGAGTCAGTGAAATGTCATTGAATTCATATGGATATACTTCGTCTCCAGTTGCATGTCTAACGGCCGTGGTTCCTTCTGCGCCTCTTGTGGCTATTCCAAGAGTGCCATTACCAATGCTGTTGTAATACATGACTTCATTATCAACCAAGATATATCCAGCAGAAGTAGTTATACCTTGGAATGTTCCATAAGGTGAAGTGTCAGCAACTCCAATAGATGTTACAGTGGCGTTAATATCTGCATTCAATTCTGAAGGAATTCTTGTTGGATCTACATTATAGATGTCAACAACATTACGAGTGTCTTTCAGTGCATGATTTGGATGAAGAACTTCAATTACATTTCCTGAATGCAATTCATCAGAAACAATAGAAGTTCTAACTGCTGTTGTAACACCAGTATTCAAAGTTTGTGGATTTCCACTATCATCATAGTAAACTAGTGGCTCATCAACAACAAGGTGTTCACCTCTGACATTTGTAAGATAAAGTGTATCAACACCATCAATCTCAGAAATTGATATCTGAGCACCAGTACCTTTAGTCACATCTGCCGTAGTAATGCCAAGAGATTCGCCAACAATATAACCAGTTCCAGTGTTTGCAAGTGATACTGAAGATAGAACACCATCAGAAATTGTTACTGAACCTGTTGCACCAGATCCTTCTCCAGTTAATGAGAAGAAGTTTACATTACTATAAACGCCATCAGAGTATCCAATTCCAGGTAGGTTGGCTTTAATTGTTTGGAGAGTTCCTCCAACATTACCAATTACACCAGTAATAAGTGATCCAGTTCCGACCTTTCTACCAATCTGTAGAACATCCTTCATCCCTTGTGTCAATACAGTTGTAATACCAACATCAAGTTGTCTTGGTAGAGACTTAATTGGATCTTCTGGCATATCAGGAAGTTGATCACCATCCCTATCAATATCTGGATTGTGGAATGTAACAGTTCCGTTATCAACTAAGAAACGACACTTATTAACTCGGAACTTCATGTCTTCAAACTGACATGGTGTCCAAATAGAACCGTTCTGTGACTTATAGAGTGAACCAGAACCATACTGTCTAGTGTATTGCTGTGATTCAGGCCCAGATAGTTCTGCAGTGTTTACAGTTTTCTCTCCAAGTTTTGCAATCCAAGCATTATACTTGATTGAAGTTGGTGCTAGAAGCACAATACAATATTCTGTTTCTGGTTCGACAGGAATTGGTGCTGTAAAAGTAACTCTAGTAGCAACACTAGCATCATTGGAAATATTAATTTGTGATGGTTGAAGAACCACTTGTGCTTCTTGAGAAACAAGTTGTAGTGTTGGTAGACCTAATTGAATTGTTCTTAATTCAACAGTCAATGGTGCTCTACGATCTTTTGTTGCCATGTAAATGTCAACAGAGGAAATGAATGCACCTTTTTTATCTGTTGTGAATGACTGTGCCAGAGGGTCTCTTCTAGGAACTGGTCTTGGAATAAACCTCGGCACCTCAACGCGGACTTCCCTAAGGGTTTCCCTAATAATTCTAGGCTCAATAACTCTTGTTCTTTCAACAACCTCCCTCCTTATAATAATTTGTGGGGGTGGAAGTCTTTGCATTCTAAAGACATTGGTTTTGGTTACAGTCGTAACCGCATTCTTCGTGGTTGTTACCAGTTTTTTAATAGTTGTTGTTAATGTAGTTCTGGTAATTGTTCCTGAAGAGGTGAATGGAGCTTCTGCATCACTATGCTTAATTTGTCCAGGTAATGCAACTGTATCCTTACTATCGTTAGTTAATTTGAATACTTTGGTTCCTGTCTTAAATCTTGCATTTCTATCTTTTGGTCCAGCAAATGCAATGTTTCCATACAAACTTCCAATACCATCAGTAATCAATCTTTTCCGACGAATTGTTGCAACTGCACCACTCTTTCTACCAATAATTACATAATTTGACCAGAAGTTTCCAAAGAACTTACCTTGTGCCTTACGAGACATTCCAAGAATATCTAGATTCAAGAATGTAGAAGAACTATTGTAACTAGTTAACTTACTAATATCTTGACTTCTGTTATATGGATTAAAGGAATATACATCACTTGGTCTTGTAATCCTTCCAGACTTATGATTTGGTCTAGCAAGTCTACAAACAGCTGTTCTACGAGCTCTCTTAAACTTTTTAGTTTTAGGATCATCAACGGCTCTATTAGAGAATCGAGTATCTCTAACATATCTTTGTGCCTTTCTATTCCAAATTTCAACAATTTCTCCAACTTGGAAAGATCCCTGAACGTTTTTGATTTCAACCAACTTAGGAAGAACTCTTATCTTTCTGGATCCATCATAGAAACCATAATATCTTGTAAATGGTTTCAATCCATCAGCAAAGAAAGAGACGTTTCTCTCTCTCATATATGGGGCTTTAGTAGTCTTTGAGTCAATTTTTGTAGAAACGTCAGTAATTGATTCTGATTTTGATGTGTTTACTTTTGTCTTTGATGATGAAGTGGTCTTCATTGAAGAAGGACCATTTTGTGGTCTTCCAACCCTGAATTTTTCTACAACGTTTTGACTCTTAGTGTTTAAGGTCTTAAACTTTCTCTGAACTTTCTTTTTATTACTGACCTTAGTTTCTGTCCACGTATCTTGTGCTGGTTGTAACAGAATAGTACCAACATAATCAATAATACTGAATGGGTTTACATTCTCAACTCTAGTTGCATATGCTTGTTTCAGATACTCAATCTCTTCATATCTTAGACTTACAACATTTCCTGTTTTTTGGCAATTTGTATCCAATAATGGATCATTAGATGTAAGATCTAGAGTATTAGTATCGGGTTGTGTTTGATACTGTAACTGTGGAGTTAAAGTTATTTGGGCAGCTTCACATGAAAGTTGTTCGATACCTGGATCAACAACCATAGTTGTCAATTCACTATCAAATAAGTCATCATTTGTAAAATCATCGGCAAAGAAACCAGTTTTGAATCTATTCAATCCATCAGCGTCTGTAATCTCTAAAGATCTAGTATCATTTTCAAGTATTGAAAGAGAAACGGTATCTTCAAGATTTTCAATTCTATCTTGAAGAGCACCGATATCTCTCATCGTGAAACGCTTATTATCAACAAGAGTTAGCCTAGTCTTTTCAACATCATAAACATATGGTGGAGACTCCAACGTTGCCAAAGTCATAGAGTCTTCGACAACTGAAGGTACTTGTGGATCTTCAGATGGAACACCCTCAACAACTTCAACTTCACCCTCTGGAGTTAGAAGAATTCTATCCATTCTACCCAAGTAGAAATCATAACTAAGGAAAGAACTTTCAGAGTCTTTTGGAATCAATGATGAAGAAGAACCAGTGATGGAGAAATCTCTAGAGTCATAATCAAATGGTGATTTTCCATCTTGACTTCCGAAAGGAGCAACTCTTGGCCTAAAGTCTAATGTATCTGAAGCTCTTGCAAAACTAAATTGATTGAAATTGTTTGGATCAAAAATATCTGGTATGTCATTCTTGAATCTATCTGCACCATAAGATAGTACAGTAAAAGCATCACCATCATCACTATCTGGGATAACGTAATGATTGAAGATAACTAACAACTGTTTTGTTGGAACTTTATTTTCAACTCTAACTAATCTTGAATAATCAGAGATATCTGGTCTTTGACCATCATCAAGAATATATTGCTCAGTTATATCTACATATCTACCTTCAATAATTGCCTGAATAGTTCCTTCAATTTTAGATTCTTGCAATGTAAGAGTTTCACCAACAGAGAATCTATCATCATTCAAATATACAACTTCAACTTTAGTTGGTGATGATCTTGTAACAATTTGTGCTACAGCATTATTATTAGGTCCAAGAATGTACTCACCAAGAATTGAATTTGTATCTAATCCAAGACCAGTTTCAAATGTCAATGCATCTAATACTGGAGCTTCTGATGTTTTGGATTCGTATACAGCAAGAAGTTCTGCAACATCTGGATAATTTAGTGAAATTTCTTCGTCTTCAACTCTAAGTCCATAAAAAGAGTTATGGTTCATTCCATTAACGGTTCCTGTAGAGATTCCAGAACTCCTCAATCTGGACTTATCTACAGTTAGTTTTGTACTTCTTGTCCACTGTTTTAATTTTGATTGCAATCCTCTCTTTTTAGCTGTTACAAGAACAGTAACGTTACTTTCACTTGTTTTTAGACCACTAAATGAAATTTCAGTTCCATCATTATTGAGTGTGAACTGTTCAGATCTCAATTTTTCTGTAGTTCCATCTGAATATGTTATTACATATCTTTCACCATCAAAGGCATCAAAAAATGAACTTGTTACGCCAACATTACTAATGTTGATGGTCAGTTCACCTTGAGCATTCGTTGATTGTGCAAGTATTTGATCATAAATTGTAAGATTTGATCCAGAAATATCAACTGATGCAATATTTACCTGATCTAATGGTAAAAATAGTGATCCGCCATTGTCACCTTGTTCAAATCTTGTCTGACCAATTCTAAATCCAGTTTCAATTGTGCCAGATGGTAGAGTTCCAGTAACAACACCAGCGACCGTTGGTACGGCCACAATTGTCATTGAATCTCCATTAGCAGCAACTGCACTCACACGGTTGAATACAACTTTATCATATTCTGGATTTTGATAACTGATAATTGAATTAGTTGCAATTCCAGTAAACTTATTACCTGGAGAAGTTACAGTTCCTCCTGATGTAATTTGAATTGTATTTCTTCTAGTAAATTTAGGAGCGACTCTACCACTTTGAAGTGTATCTGCAACAAAATCAGCAGTTAAACCAAGAGTTGATGCATCCTGATATACAGATTTTACTGAATTGATATCATAAACTATGATATCTTTGATAGTTCTTGGAAATTCATTTGTGCCATCAATATTGATGGTTTCTCCTTCAGCAAAAGTTCCAGAAGTTTGATGAAGTTTTACTTTGTCACCACTTGTCCAAGCTTCAGCAGCATATCCACTAGCACCACTACTATTTCCTTTGAAATAAGTACCTTTAGAATATTGATATACTTCATTTAGGGTCAATTCAGTGTAAGTCTGAATATCAAATAGTCTTAGTTCCCAAGCAGTAGCATCATTTTCATATGAATTTCTAGGGGCAAATGAGTATAGTCTGGCTTCACCAACTTTTTCACCAGTGCCAGCAGTAGTACTATTTCTTCTTTGATCATAAAGATCAATTACATGAGTGGAATCCTTATCAAGACCAATTACTGGTGTACCATGCACATTTTCCACCACTAAAACTGAACCAAGATCAAATGCAACTAGAGAATTATCAACTCTTTTAGTTGTTCTTGCTTTTGGAATATCAATTACTCTTGACCCTACTATATCGATATCATACCCATTCACATATGCCTTACCAGGACCCACTGTAAGGCACATTAAATCGTCTGTAGGTACATTTCCACTCCTAGTAGTCTGACTGCGCTCATAGATACCATCATTACCCTGCTCATCGTTTAGACACTCATCCATAGTGAGGTCCATAGGGACTACAGTGTAATCACCAGATTCCTCATATGTTCTCTGTGCAAAATAATCTCTTATTCTATTATATTGAGTTTTGGTCTCGGCCTTATCAGTTGCACCGTCATTAAGTCTTAGAAGTTCTACAAATTCTTTATCATCCTCATCAGTTACTAATTTTTTAGTAAGTTGTAATTGGAACTTGAATCTATCTGCTCCAGGAGCTGAGAAATTATTAAATCCAGCGGCATTATCAAATAATTTTGTATCCTCATTTGAGTTTACAGTTCTCTCAATAATGTCTAGACCAACTCTATATGTTGGATTGTTGGTATATTGATCTAGTATAATAGTTTGTGATTGTACATTTACAAAGAATCCACGAACAAAGTAAATACCATCAGCTATGGAAATGGCTGATCCAATAGCAGTGGCATCTTTTGCAATAACCTGAGCAAATGGAGAACCCTGGAAAATAGTTGTATTTCCATAAGTTACATCATCTTCTGCAAGAAGGAGTTCACTTTCAGCAAATGTTGAAAATTCACCATCTTCACTAGAGTTTAAATACTTGACATATATTGTAAGTTGATCATCATCTGAATCATCTTCAAGTAGTACATTTACAACAGATGCAGTTACTCTTGAAGTTTGTCCTAAAATTTCCGTACCAATAAAATTTTTGGCATATGTTTCAACGGAAACACCAAGATACTCTGGATTAATCTTTACGGAAAAATATTCACTATCATATGTAATCCCACCAGGAATTACAACAGAACCATCCTTGAAGAAATGATCACCAAATTTTTCAATTTGATTTTGAAGAATAGACTGAGCATTATTTAACTCTCGGGCTTGAACTGGAAACCCTGGCTTAAACAGAACCTTATAGAAATTGTCGTTTTCGTTAAAATCGTCAAAATATGGGGTCGTGTTTAGATTTGTCTTTTGTGCCATTTTTTAGAATTCCAGAACTACCTTAATGTCTTCTTTTTGGCGAGAGTTTCTCGCAATTGATGGTCTATTGTCTAGGTATATAATTTCACCTGTCCTCTTATTTATCTGTGGGTTTGCTATTCCATCTGTGAAGTTAACTCCCAAGTTGACAACATTGTTTCCAAGGATTGTCGTGATTCCAGCAAAGGTAGTGTCAACTGATGCTGAGAATCCACCATCAGTTGTAATAGACTCTGCAGATGATTCAAAATTCACATATTTTGATTCAGAAGTAACACCGATATAATCGCGTTGTGTTCCAGTAGTTTTATTAAAGTAAAGTGTTCTATCTTGAATATATTTAATTACGTTTGTTTCTTCGTCAAAAGATGCAACGTATGCAACAGCTGTTGTAGTACCTACAATTTGCTTAATTGTATTACCAACGACTAAACTGCCAGATGGATTGATAACTTTAATTTGACCAGTTGAACTAAAGTCATTAGAAGTGAAGTTAGATGTGGATCCAAAAGATGTTGGATTTTTTACAATACCAACTTGTGCAAATTGAGTGTCTGTTGGAAAGTTTTTAGTTGAATCATCAAAACGTCCATAAACTAAAACTTTTTCTGCGCCAAGTTCTGTGTATATGTCAAATCCATGACCTTTAGAAGGTGGAATAATTGGAATTAGTTCAGCAAACTCAGTTAAACTACCACTTTGAATTGGTCCTAGATCAATAACACCATAACTATATCCACTACCACCAGCAGATATTTGAGCATTGATTATTCTTCCACTAGTATCAGTAGAAACAACAACTTTTCCTCCAGTTCCATCACCAAGAATATCTAATTCAACATCAAGACCTAGACCATAACCAAATCCAGCATTCTTAATTGAAATTGTTTTTAACTGATTATTATTTACATTAGAATCACCATTATCACGAATAACTGAAATTTGTGGATCAATACTATTTGACCAATTTGGCGGCAAAGTAATGTATTCAGTTGAGTCAAATTTAATAATATCTGATGGAGAAACTGTAAACAGATATTTCCAAAAATAACCATCACCACTATTACCAGCCTTAGTTGGTTCTAGATCTGTGAAATTTGGTTCATCTTGAGATGAGTTTCCAGAAGGGTTTGAAGGTGTTGCTCCGTTTTCAATACAAATATAAACTCTGAAATCAGAATTCATTACATAATATCTTGCATCATAAAGTCTGGTTGATCCAGTAACTGGTGATAGATTATTTAAACTATAGTCATGACGATATTGCTCATAAACATTACCTTGTTCCCAATCAACTCTTTTAATAACTCTACGAATATTAGCAGGGGTAATTTTTCTACCAAACAGCATCGTATCATAAGCATGATTGCTGTAATTGAAATTATCAACTGGGCTAGGAGGACCAGAAGTGTTGGTATTCCAATCAGATGTTCTACCATACCCAATAGATAAAGTTGGGTTTGGTAGAGACGTAAAGATGAAATATGAATTATTAGAATTCTCAACGGAATCAATAAAATTATTGACATTTAAGATTCTAAACTGATCCGTTACAATAGCCGCCATTACTACCTGTTAAAAGGAATTTTTTTTATTTATACGTTGAGTTATAGGAAGATAATTTTACTTAGACTACCAGTGTTTCTAAGTCCCAATCCACGTCTTGATATTGAAGAGAAAGTTGTTAACCCAACATCAACGATATTTCCGCTTACGGAAATTGAAAGTGGAATATTTCCTCTAGTAAATCCAGAGAGTTTACCCCAAGAGAATTCACCAATATTTGCACCAGAGGTTTGGGCAATTGATATAACGTTTGTGTCAGATTTGATATTACAAGTAATAATACCTGTATTACCTTCAATGTTAAATGCGTTCACTGTATAGATGTTATCTAACAGATTTGTTCCGATTCCAATTATATCGGAATCATCCACATTAACTGATGTGACTCCAGATCCAGTAACAGTACCCTTAACAAGAATTGGATAACCTTCTAGTAAAGTTGGTAGTAAAGATACAGGGCCAGAATTATTCAAATCAACTTGAAGTTTAAGTGCAAGAGGATGACTACCAGTTCCAGTTGTTGTACCGATTCCAGTAATAATACCTGCGTAACCAAGAATAATATCTGCATTAGCAATAGATTCAGTTTCAGAAGCAGGGATTTCTACAATTGCTTTTGGTGGATTAGTTGGGTCATAACCTAATCCTTCATTAGTAATTGTTACTGAAGTTAATATTCCACCTGATGCACTACCAGTTAGAATTGCAGTAACTCCAACTCCGATAATTCCATATTTTGGATTGTCAACTTTTGTTGGATTTGCAATAGCAACTTCAATAGGTCCGTCAGTATATCCAGAACCAGCATCTACAATAGTCACTGCTGAAATTGTTCCACCAAGTGATACTGTTGCTGTGACTGCAGCCGCGACGGGATCGTTATGTTTAACAATGAAACCATCTGCAACAACTAGACCAGTGTTTCCTTCATCTTGCTCATATCTAAAGAGATCTGCACTTTCAAGGAATATTTCAGAGTCAGATGCACCAAAGTCTTTAATGACTTTGCTGGTTGGCATGATTTGTGCTTCAAGTGTTTCTCTGATTTTTGGTTGGTTTTGTTCAGAGATGATGATATCTTTCTTCTGCCTGGTAAATGAGATTGGTCTGAAGACGTTTGAATCGATACCTTGTCCTCTATAGACATTTGTTTCAATGTCGGTAGAGTCCTTAATGGAGAAGATTGTTCTTTCATTCTGAGTAATGGTTTCTGTTCCATCAAACTTCTTGAGTTGAACTTGATCTCCAGGTTTTACAGTCTCAAATACTGTAACAATGAAACTATCAACGCCTCTAGTTCCTCTATAGAAATAGATGGAAATTACATCAGATGGGCCTGGTGGTGAAGTGAAGTTGAAGTTGAAACTTGTACCACCTTCAAAGAAGTAATCCTTTTTGGGCACCTGAACAACACCGTTAACAAAGATCAAGAGAACAGAATCCAAGTCGATCTCAGCTGATCTTTGGTTTGTAGGATCTGTTTGGAAACTTAGAGGAATACCATTCAAGTTAAGTGGGAATCTAGTTCTAGTTCCATCTTGAAGACTTCTGATTGAGTCAATATAATCAATTTCTCCAAAGTTCCATGAAGAGAAAGTGTCACTAAGAATTTCAAGAACTTCAAAATTGAGTTGTGAATATTCAGTTCCTACTCCTGCTGCAGTAACAAGTCCAACTGGAGTAAAGATATCACCTCGTTTGAAGGAGAATCCAGCAGCGGATAATTCATAGTTAACAATTCCAAAGAGATCTGTTGCAAATCCAACAGTAGCAGCAGATCCAACTATACAGTCAACTTTTACACCTAATCCAGTTTCTATTGTAGCTCCAATGCCAGGTCTACTAACACCTTGAATTGGAAGATCAGAGTATGATGGTGTTTCGATTTGAATTGTTGGATTTGTGTATCCAGATCCCTCACCTTCGATATTGAAGGATAAGACACCACCATCGTTTACAGTTGCTACTACTGTTGCAGCAGCGCCAGAATGACCTTCCTCTTCAACTACAACATCTACAGTATTGAAGTAACCAGAACCGAATGTCAAGTAATTGTATACTGCAACCTCAGCGTCTATACCACCTTTTCTTCTATTTGGAACAAATGTATGTGCAAATCCAACTTTCAAGACATCGACTATAAATTGTGTGGGTGATATGATAGTTTCAATTTCATATGGCCCAACTGATTTGACACCAAATACAACACCATGATCATCATAGATATGATCAATTGTAGAAACTCCTACATTAGTGATAATTTTGTTAGGAGCAGGAAGATCAAAGATTTGGAATTTTGATCCTTGAGTTCCATCTGGGAAAATTGAAGTTGTGATGCCAATTCTAACCTTACCAGTTCCAGAAACATACTCGTGAGCAATTGTAGAAATACCTACGTTAGTAACGATTGATGTTCCAGAACTTCCGGCATTAACATTAAAGTAGAAACCTTGAGTTCCGTCTGGGAAGATAGTTGTTGTCACGCCTGCATGAGGAGCTGCACATGAGAACTCAATATCGCGAAGCATTACCAGATCACCATCACTTAAACCATGATTATCTGCTGTTAGGATTGTACTAACGCCAGTTGATGCGGTGTAATCAAAGTCGTAGATAGCAATCTCATTACCATATGCAAGACAAGTCATTGCAATTCCAGAGAGATTAATTATCTCCCCAATAGCAAGACCGCTATGATTTTTCTTAGTAGTAATAGTTGAGAATCCAGTTGTCTTATCATATTCAAAGTTTTCGATTGCAAAAGGAATTCCTCTATTATCTGGGAATCTAGTGGTCGTAAATCCAGTTTCAACAGTACCACCACCAACATAAGTATGTGCAAAACCGACAGGATTTACATTAGTGACGAATGTTGTTGGGCCAACAATTGAATTAACCAAATAACTATCAGCGTATGTTACGCGATTTAAATGTCCACTATTATCAACATATGTGTGAGCAATTGTTGATGGTCCGACATTAACTGTTAGTGTTGTTGCTGAAGTTGCAGTAACTTCAAATTCATCAATTACAGTATCTGGGAAGATAGTTGTAGTGACTCCAGAGTGCTCAGAATCACATGAGAATTCTAGATTTGCCAATCTGACAAAAGATCCAATTCCAATTCCATGAGTTCCCTTTGTAGTGATAGTACCAACACCGATAGACTCGGTGTAATCAAATGCGCTAATACCCCACTGAGTACCAATATCACTTGGGAACCTATCAGTAGTAACACCAATTTCTACTGCAGCCTCACTTGTTCCAGTTGGAATATGAGGGATAGTGGAAACGCCAACCTGCACTTCAAATTTAGTTGTACTTGGTCTCTTAGTTACAACATTAAAGACTCTACCATTTGTTCCATCTGGGAAGAATGTTGTAGTGACACCAGCATGAGGAGCGGCACAAGCAAACTCAAATCTTTCAAGTTTGACTTGCATACCAGGATTTAATCCATGAACAAGGCTGGTGGTAATCGTCATGATACCAACAACATTGTTATATTCAAATGTGCTAACACCAACTCTCTTATTGTAAGATCCTGCAGGGCAGATCATCTGTAAACCATCAAACTGAACTCTCATATCCTTATTCAGGTTATGATTTCCAGATGTTGTTACAGTCATGATTCCAGATACATTATCATAATCAACAGTAGAAACACCAACTAGACTGTCATAGCCACTAGTGCAATCAAACTGAATGTTTCTCATGTCTAAGAAATCATTAATAGTAAATCCATGAGGTCCAGCAGTAGTCACTGTTCCGAGACCACTTGTTCCATCGTAGATAAAATCAGTGATTGTTGTATAAGTTCCTACAGTATCAAGACCAACGATATTAGTGATAGTACCACCAGCACCAACCTCAGCAATAACCTTAGCTCCAACTAGAGGTGCTACTCCGATTCCACCAGAAGATGCAACAGAAACAATTACACCACCAACTGGCAGTTTGTTTTTAATAGCATCAAGTTCACTGAGATAATCATCACCAGTTATCAGTTTAGTTCCACTGAATACTACTTCTACATCATCTACGTTAGATACAATTGAATATACATTCAGAGGGTTGTTATCAGTTGATTGACCCTGGTGAACACCATTAAGGAAGAGTAATCCACTTCCACTAGAAGTATCGAGACCAACAGGATAATCTCCGCCATTAACACTTAGTGCAAACGTTTTACCAATACCAGTGAATTCAGTTGAAATATCATCATAAAGTTCATTCGTACCGTAATCACTCTTTAGATAAACACGCCCATTAAATTCAGATCTAGTAAATGATAGCCCTCTATCATCGGTAACGAAGTCACCACCAGAACCTTTAGGTGTATCAACAAAGTGAATATCACTTTCTACAATGTTATATGATCCTCTGTGAACAATTGCTGTTCTATTGCTTTCATGAGCAGCTTCTGTTGTTCCAACAAATCCTCTAGTAACATTTACAAGTGGGAAAGTACCAACACCAGTAATTGGGCCAGTTCCTGTCGTACCAAATCCAACATTCAAGATGTTCATCAACTCATCATCAACCTTTAGAATATAATCAGGAACAAGAGTTGAGATACCAGATAGTGCAAGGAATGTTCTACCAACACCAATTTCTTCAATATTCTTATGTGTGACTAGTGTTCTAGAAATAGGATCTTGAACAACACCATCGAGAACAATCAATGATTTTTCAAGTTTTTTGGTAGTGTCAATTAGATGACTATTACCTTCACCAATACCTGTTGGTGAAATTCCAAGACCTTTTATAGCAAAGTCTTTCTTGGTAGCAAGTTTAATGTTGTTATTATCAATTCTAATTACAAATAGATCCTCTGGTAGAATATTTGTGGTAACTCCAGAGAAATAAGACTGTCTGCTTGTAGTTGCCGTAGCCACAACAGACATTGTAAGACCAATTCCAAGTCTTTCGGAATAATATGTACTACCAATACCAACTGGAACATTATTTGCAACAGTGAGAGATCCTGCACCAATAGCAGTAACAGTTCCAAATCCAGTTTCTGTGACAAGTTCACGAATTGTATCACCAATCGCAATAACTGAAGTGTTTGCAACTCCAGTGATAACTTTAGTTCCATCGGAATCTCCGAGGAAGAATCTGAATGTGCTTCCAATACTTACAATAGTTGCACCAGATCCAACACCAGGTCCAAAGAACTCTTCACCAACAGATATACCTGAACTATTGCTTGCTGAAGAAACAACATTTGATCCACTTCTAATATCACCGATTAAACTTTCACCACCAGCGGTTGTAGATCCAATAGTAATTGATTCTGAATTAATTCCGATGATAGATGATCCAGGTGTATACTTGATATCCTGGCCATTATTCATGAAATGACTTTCTAGGAAAATGTTTCCTGATGTCTGATCAAATACTGAACTATTTGTAGGATTAAATCTTCTTGCAAAAATTGGATAACCTTCATATTCTAAAGTGAAACTAGTTCTGTCTTGTGGAGTGTATTTTGCCTGTATAACAAGCTCAATAGAAGTTCCAAATCCAAATTCTTCAATTTGTTTAATGTTTGTATCTAGATCACTGTAAACAATCTCACTAAATTCTTCAATTCTGATTTCATCACCAACATATCTTGCATCTGGTAGGAAAACCAACTCACAGAAAACTCCGTTATATTGAGTACTAAATGTTCCAAGACCAATTGATGTGTTTATACCCAATTGTGGATACTCAAGAACATAGGTATCTTTTTGACCAAACTCCTGAGCAAATAGAACTTGACTTAATGATTCAGTATTTCCACTAGAAACTCTAATGATTGATTTTGAGAAACGATCAATAATTGATGTGATTCCAACAACTGTGATACCATAACCAGCATTAATAGTTTCTTGAATTACATTAGATTCTATTCTTGCTGTTCTTTCTGTACCATTTTGCTGTGTGGTAAGTTTAAAGTGTTCTGTTCTCAATCCAACGTTGGTGGTTGTGAATCCAACAACATTTGCTTTAACTGTTGCAGTATTTGAACCATCATTATGGAATTCTAATTTTAGAACATCATTTACTATATCGGCACCAAATGTACCAATAGGTGAGAAACTTAGCAATCTTTCACTACTATCAAATCCATATTGGCCAAGAGTTGCATTGACTCCATCATGAAGAACAGTTATTTCTGCATATTGTCTTTCAGAAGTTGTATTATCTGTAACTTCAACATATGCAAACATTGAATTGAATTCATCAGTATCAAATCCAACAATTTGATCTGTAGATCCAGCTCCGATTACAGTGG